CCACTGCTGACCAGTTCGGGCGGCCCAATAACGCCCAGCCTCAGATCCGGGGTTGGGGTCGTCAGGGGCGTAATACCCGATTCGAGCAGCAGCTCGAGCTAGAACATCATAAGCGACGCTCACTTAATCACCTCCGTGGTCTGGCTGACCTCGATACCTCGATCCTCGAAAGGATCCGTTCCAATACGCTCCTGCGGGGCGAATGCCTCGTCAGGAAACTCTTCGTGCTTTCCCATTGTCATCCCTTCGTTCCAAGCATTGCTCGGCGTCTCTCGTTCTCCCGTCGATAGTCTTGGACAATCTCATCCTGAGACATCTTAGTAGCCTTGGGGTCGGCTTGGCGGTTCTTGATGTTGCAGATTCGAATGAGCATGAGAAGGCGATTAATGTGCCATGTCTCGCACTCGAATGGAATCTGAAGCGCCACCATCCAATAGTATATGAGCTCTGTTGTGGTCTGTTCCTTTGATTTCGAGTCTTTCTGGCGACTCGTTACTGACGATGCGGTAGCAGGATCCGCCAAATAGTCGGAGACCTGCCTAACCTGCGATGTAGTAAGGCCGTAGATAAGATCTTCAGGGATCTCACCGTCCACAGACATACATTTGATGTAGTGAATAAGCTCTTCGGAAGTCTCGGGAGACGCGTGAAGAAACGGTCGCTTCCATCGCATCTCCCATTTTGACATAGCCAAAAGACTATGCTCGAGGCGGATGGTCCCTCCGCCGCGACTCTCGAAGGTCTCCGTTTCGTCGTTGTAGTACTCAACGGGTTCGATCTCGAGTGTTAGCATTAGGACCATCCTTTCTTAGTCGATCGTCAGGGACCAGCCGGGCTGTTGGTGACACCAAGCGTGGCGAAGACCTCGTCGGGGAGGAGGATCTTCGGGTCCTCGGTAGCGGTGCCGTAAAGCTTGTCGGTGATCTTCTTGAGATCGGCCTCCTGGAAGTCGGAAGCAACAAACGACAGCGACGAGACCGGCTTGTAGCCCTTCAGAGGAATCGGAGTCGACTTAGCCTCCCACGAGAATGCGATAGGCTCAGGCGAGTCATTGATAGACTCATAACCCTTCTCCGAAGGAGACGCGAGCAGGCCGTAAACGATGTGGATCTTGTAGTCGGCATCCTGACCGTCAGCGTCGTTACCGATCTTAGTGCGGTAAGACATAGCGAACGAGGAACGCTCCTGCTGCCCGACCTGAAGACCCTTCTTGGGGACTGCGACACCATCACAAACGAGGAACTCGTCCGGGTAGGTAAACGCTTCAATAGTCGCAGCGAACTCCTCAGCCGAGACCATGTTCAGGTACGCGATGTTGTCCGCGTACTTCTTCGTACCCTCAGCACCTGAGGGCTTCTCAGTGACCTTGGTGAGGCCGTTCCAGGCGACACCCTTTCCGTAAGCCTTCTTAGACTTATCCCAAACATACAGGACACCATGATCGACGCCGGACTCATACCGGTGCTCGCCGACCTTGTCCCACTCCAGAGTAGCCATTCTGCCTCCTAGAAATATAGACGGAAGGTTTGGTGGTTCAGCCCATCTCGTTGGAACATGCGGTCGGTATCACAGCCCGGGAGGTTTGCGATTTTATCAGGAGTCGGATCGTCCGGATCTCTTGATATGTGAGTGACCGCGTAACGTTTGATGTGGCGATATGGCGCATTGTCCGCGTATTTAGTATCACGATCTTGGAGTTCGTATACGATACACGGATACGTCAACTGGATCGATGACGGAGGTTGAAAATACACCGACCTCGAACCGAGGATCTTTTCGAGAATTTCCTGCAACTCACGGCGTCGGCCCATTATACAGACCCCCGATCGTAAGTATCAGCCGTGGTCGTCGGACTTCCACATTCGTGACGTTCCAACGAGATCCCATCCACTTAATATACTTGATGGCGAAGAAATTCTCGTAAGCGAATGGATCACCAATGATACTGATGGAGTTGTTAACATTCAGTCTTTGGTGAAGATTCTCGGTGTCGTTTTGAAGGCTCCGCTGCGAGCGCAGAACATCCCCACGATACGGATGCTCAGTGATCTGGTCGTCCCAGACACCCGGAGCCTTCTCAACCTGGACCGCGTAACCGATCAGTCCAGAAAATCGTGCCATGGTTCAGACTCAGTCCTCGCCAGCAACGATTGCGCCCTCGTCCTGCTTCCGCTCGATGACGATAGCGGTCTTGGGTTGGGTGAGAGCACCAGAGATGCGAGTCTCAAGCAGGTACTTGAACTGGTTGAAGTCGATGTCGAAGTCGTCGAACATGTTGACCTCGCCACCCTTGTCAGCGCCGATCGTGTAATCGGCGAGGTTGACAATAATACCAACGAGGTCGGCCTTACCGTTCTTCTTGGTGTCGCGGGCAGCACCCTTCATCACCGGGACCTCGACGATCTCGGAAACGCCGAGAGCAGCGGCGAGAGACGCCTTGGTCTCATAGAGGCGACGACCGATCTTGTCCTTCAGCAGGAGCAGCTCGGTGACGACGGCCTGGGTAGTGTACAGCTTAGGAGTACCGGTACCCTCGTAGTCGGCGAAAGACTTGATGATGGCGTCGACAAGATCCTCACCGACGACCTTCTTCTCGAGAAGGACCTTGATGGCGTAGAGAGAGTCGTCCTTCCAAATGGGTCGGATGTTCTCCTCGTTGATCTTGTCCTGGGAGGAAATGTCGCGACCATCACCGATAAGGAGCGCACGAGCGATCTCCTCGTCCAGCATGAGACGCATCTCCTTCTTGACCCAGGCGACTACATTCAGGTCGGTGATGTCAATCAGGTCGTCACGGTCGAACTTCTGCTTCTTGTAGACGGTAGTCGGGGTGGTGACCCGCTTCAGAAGCTTGAAGACCTCTTCCTTCTTACGGTTACCCTTGGTGTAACCCAGGGCCCTCGCCTTGTCGTCCGTAATATCCGCGTGAATGGACTTGATACGAGAGAAGGGAGAGTGCTTAGCATCGTTCAGAACGCCCGAAACCCAATCGGTGCGGCGCTTGATGAAGGTGGGCTCATCGGTGACAGTGCGAGCATCGGGGAACAGGACCTCGATGTTGTCAATGCCATAGGTCCCGGCGTGCTGAAGGAAAGCGTCCTTGAAGGAGCTCAGGTTGTGGCTGCGAGCGTCCTCGAGAGCGTCGACCACGGCGGAGTGCGCCAGCGCGATCTCGTCATCGGTACCCTTCAGGGTGTCATCGCCCTCGAAAATGTTAGAGTGCATAGCCTCTTCCTTGTCGGTGTCGTCGGTGTCGTCGGTGTCATCCTGCTGGGCATCTTCGATAGCCTGCCCAATGACGTAGTATACGGCGTCCTTCTGCTTGTCAGTCAGCGTGTTAAGAACGTCCGCGACAGTTTCCTCATCAGCCACATCGGCCTCCTTAGAGTTGTCCTCTTCAGTCTCATCAGCATGACTAAGCTCGAGACCTGTAAAGATGACAGCTTCGTCGAGTTCCTCGATCGAGCCGTCGGAGTGCTGGAGAGACACGTTGTCAATCCGTGCTCCAGGGTTAGCCCCGGACAGTACCAGGCTAACCTCGACGATGTTCCCGTGAAGAACATCACCCCCTCGCTGAGTCAGCTTATTTGCGAAGATGGAGAGGCTGTCCACATCCCCGTGCTTCACAAGCTCCTTGGCGGTCTTAGCCTGCTCACCATTGTTGAACTTGGCGTAGCAGTAGACCCCATCGTTTCGGTTCTCCAGCAGCGCGTGACCCAACACGTTGTCGGGCGAGTTATGCCCGTGCTGCCAGACCAGTGGAACGGTTCCACCATCGTTATCGACAAACGCCCCCGAACGAATAGTTCGACCGTCGGAGCATCGCAGGTCATTTCGTGTGGCGTAGCCACTGAAGTCGAAGTCTCGCTTCGAAACTCCCATTTTGACTACTCCTCCTGTTCGTCATAGTAGGACGGATCCACATCGACCGATTGATCCGCCTGCGTGTTGTACGCATCGAGTTGGTTAACGTTGGGGTTACCCAACTGGTCAGCAATAGGCTCATCAGATTGTGGGAAACCGAATACCGGTCGAAGCTCATTACCTGTAAGCACTTGATTACGAATCAGAATGTCGGCGACATTCGACAGACCAGTAATCGTCGTGTTACGGAACACATCTCGCTGGTAGATCACTCGCTGGCCCTGCGTGCGGGCAGTCTTGGTAAGGAATGCGCGATTCATCGCATCGGCAATAGCCGCAACGATGGGTTCCACACAACGATTCCAGTAGTTAAGCATCATCTCTTCGGTGGCTTTACCCTGGAACACGTCCGCCGGCATTCCTAGACGGTTGTACAACTCCTCGTTCAGGAACTTGATCTGATCGAGAAGGTTGTTCTCGGCAGGACGGTTGAGCTGAGTGATCTTCTCGGTACCGTCAGTGTACACGATACCATGAGCCGAGTTCGTCAGCTGTTCGTCGATAGCCTGCTGGCGCTTCTTGGCCTGTTCCTGTCGGGCCTCAGACTTGATGACGTATGGAAGCTGGATGATGAGATCGAGCTTACCTTTACCGGCGGCCTCATCGATGGAATCGAGAATCGAAAGCTTCCGCTGAAGGCGTGAGATGGTGGAGTTCGGTCCGTTCATCACATCAGCCATGGGATTCTCGATGATCGCGACTGCGCTCTTGGGCATCAGGATTTCATGCTTCTGCCCGTCGGCATCGTTATAGACTTCAACAGTCACGTGGCGAGGTCGCCAGTCAACTATCCGCCCGACTCGCATCGAACGAATGTCATACGACTCCGTCACCTTCGGGTCCAGAGTGGTATCAACCGGAACGAGTGCTACGGCACCTTCATCGAACAGACTCAGTACGAGACTCTGAATAAAAGGTCTGATCGTCTGATCGAGGTTGGGAGCAACTGTCAAGCAGTCATTCAGATCCGAAGGTATCTCTGCGCGGAATCTACCATTTTGATCCACACGGACATGTCGGAAGTTAACAGCCGCCACATCGATGGCTATCTGGTTGTAGATAGTCTTTACGAGCGACTTATCGTTTGGGATTAGTCGCCGAGTAACAGATGAAGGACGTAGTGTTGTGACCGGTCCCGAATTCCAATACTCTTTAGGATCGCCCCGACCTGTGAAAGCATTCCAGGCGTGGGCTAACCTGGCGCCAAAAGTTTCAGCCAATTCGTTCAGCTCTCCCTAGGTTAACGGAATGCTTTAAGGTTCTTCTGAGACTCATTGATGTCCCACGCGGAAAGCGCCCTGCGACCGACTTCACGAACAGAACCGTCAGGATCCAACGAGATGATTGGAGATTTGCTCACACCCCCGACATCATTGAAATCTTGAAGCGCATTGTAACCACGACTCTTTACCTCTTTGAGGAATGCATCGTTGAAATGATTCTTCATGAACTGGACGGCCAAGAATTTGTGATATGTATTGTCGGTGAAAACTTGCGGATAGTACATCGAGTTTATGTACTCCCGTCCAAGGATTGCTTGGTGTTTTCGACCAACATGCATGACAGGTTCGTTCATGACCTTGTTAAAGATCTCGTATGACTCTTTCGCAGAAGGAGCCTTTAAATCTTTAGTGGTTTTATATGTAGACTCAACCCATTTCTTGTTATACTTTTTACGCCCAACACCCTCCCGCATCGAAGGCATGATCCCACGATACTGAGCAGCGTCTGTGCCGTTTGTACTAAAATAGGAATAGTCCCCGAGCTTTTTACCTTGTTTAGCTCGATGTGTTCGGTAGAGAGTACTTCCGGCTTTTACGTTTACACCTTTAGAACTTTTCGTGTCGACAGTTTTCTCGCTTGTTCTAATTTTTTGAGCAACCTCGGTGTAACCGGACATCGCGCTCTGTCGATGAGCCTTATCTTTGTCTTTTCGAACACCCCACTTCATACCTTTGACACCATGGTGCGAAAGGTAATCACTCATTCGAATGCCTCCTTGTTTAGCTTGTAGGAGACGAAAGCATCCATCATTGCGGCAACAGAGTCGATCTTCTCTTCACGGCGCTTCTTCAGAAGTTTTCGGTTACCATTAGTATCTTCGAGAGTGATGCAGTTACCCATGGTGAATTGCATAAGAGACTCGTCGAAGAGTAGAGCCCGCTCTTCAGACAGCTTCTTCAGTTCCCCGAGAGGAACTGATTCAGTCTTAACACCCTGAATGACTTTCTCGAGTCCGTAAGGCCCGTTCTCCTGCTCCCAGCGCGCTACGAATTCGCGCGCATTGTACGGGTCGAACCCGAACGAACGAACATCGTAACGACAATCATCGATGAAACGATCCAGATCATCGTAAACCTCCATCATATCAAGGATGGAGCACTCCAAGACCTGAAGCGAGCCTTCCTCGATGAATTCATCATACTTGAGTCGCAGAGCTGAGGGGAGTTTAGCGAGAGTGAGACTCGAGATATAACATCGTGTCTTGACTCCGAACTCGCCTCGAGGCAGCGGAAACATGAAAGTGAAAGCACAGAAGTCGTCACCTTGAGATAGGTCCGCCCCGAGTGCACAAGGCATCCCCCAGAAATCGCGCTTGCGATGCGGTAGAGTCTCCTCATACGTGAAGAAGTATGTGTATCCCTCCATAGGGATACCGAACCGCTTAGCAAGAATGTCGTTGCGGGCCGAAGGAACATGTTCTGCTCGTTCAACATCGCGCTGGTAAGTCTCGTAAGACACCGTGATTCCAAGATTCGGCTGGGCTTTGATCCACATCTCCGGGTTAGCGACCTCGGATATATCGTCGAGACGATAGTACCAGATTGATGTATGTGGATCTTTGAACTCACCCTTCAGAATACTAAGGAGCTCGAGCTTCATGGAATCGCCCGCGGAGTTTCGAACAGTTCCTTCGGAAGACACCGCGAGAATCAAGTAATCCTGAATCTTCGACGCGCCCTGCTCGATCGCCCCAACAACGTCTTCCCTAATGTCCCCCGACAACCACTCATCGACAGTGTTCATCTTGGTTCTGAGACCCTGAAGTTTATCGATGGTCATCGGACGGACCTCAAGGAGGCTACCTGTCAGGTTGTTCTCGATGCCCTTCTTAGAGGGGAACAGTTTAGGCCGGAGTGCTTTATTGGAGGTGCTGTTCGGGCTACCCATCGCCAGGAATTTAAACAGCGGACCACGCTCTCGGACGATGGCGGTTCGAAAAGCACTCATCACCTCTTCCGCCTGTTTCATAGTAGGCGCGGTTGTGATTTGATGTGTGGTGCTTGTGTCGATCACCAGAAAGTATGCCTGGAGTAAGGTCTCGTAGAGGGATTTGGCTGCACCTCGTCCGACGATGAGGTACTGCTTATTGGTAAGGCGAAGTTTGACCTTACGCATCTCGAAGTGCCCTCCATGCCCTCCTTCTTTTGGTACGTAGACAGAGCGCTGTTTATAATACCACCAACCGAAGATCTGTTCGGCCCAAAGAAGGAAGGAGTCAAGAAGTTTGAGCTCCTCACCATCAGTGAGAGTCATCTCAGCCTCAGCGAACCGAACAAAACCCTCGACTGCTCGATCGTCGTAATAGATGTTAGGATCTGCGATGAGTTCGTCGATCCGATTCATCTCCATAGCGATCT